AAGGAAGAAACTAGAGATACTATGAACGACAAGATAAGTCCTATCAAAGAAACTACTGAGAGACTTATAGATAGTAATGAGAAGTTAGTATCAGCTATATCAGATTTAAGGGTAAGTCTAGCTAGACATCATAATGAAGAATAGAGAACAAGTAGCTATACAGCAGATAAAAGATCTAAGAGAAGATTATGAAAATGATCTCTTTGCTTTTGCTAAGTATATCAATCCTCACTATCAGTACGGGGATATACACGAGAGAGTCTTTAGCTGGTTAAGTAAACCAGATAGTAAAGACCATCAGCTACTACTCCTACCAAGGGGACATCTTAAGTCACACTGCATAGCCGTATGGTGTGTATGGACTATAACTAAGAAGCCTTGGTCTACTATAGTATACTTATCAGCTGGAGAAGATTTAGCTACAGCTCAGGTATACGCTATTAAGAATATGCTTCTCTCTGATCCTTATCAGTACTTATGGCCTGAGATGATTAGAAAGGAAGAGGCTAAGAGAGACAAGTGGTCAGCATGGGCAATTAACGTTGACCATCCTGTAAGGAAGGAAAGAGGAATAAGAGACCACACTATAATCGTTAAGACAGTAAAGAGTAACGCTATAGGTTTACACTGTAGTGATCTCGTACTAGACGATGTAGTAGTTCCTAGGTACGCCTACAGCGATGTAGGACGAAGAGAAGTACAAGCCTCAGTATCACAGTTCGCATCTATCAAGAACCCTGGTGCAACCACAAAGGCTGTAGGTACTAGGTATCATCCTAGAGATCTATACAGCTTGTTCAATGAAGCTTACGTAGCGACATGGGACAGCGAGACTGGAGAGTTCGTAGGCAAGGAACTTCTTTGGGAGATCCTTGAAGAGAAGGCTGAGAGTAGAGGAGACATGACAGGTAACTTCCTCTGGCCTAGAGTTCAATGTCCTGATACAGGAGAGTGGTATGGTTTCGATCAACAAATACTGGCATCGATTAAAGCACAGTATGAGTCGACTGGGCAGATGGAGCAGTTCTATGCTCAGTACTATAATGATCCGAATGATCCTAATTCAAGAAGAGTTAGTAGGGACAGCTTTAGTTACTATGAGAAAAAAGGATTGGTTCAAGAAGAAGGCCACTGGTATTTTGATGGCAAGAAGCTATCCATTTTTGCAGCAATGGACGTCGCGTGGACTCAAGGTAACAGGTCGGATTATACTGCTATTGTTGTTATCGGGATTAATAGTGATGGCTTCATCTATGTTCTAGATCTAGATAGATTCAAGACAAGTGACTTCGATGTGTACTACGAGAAGGTAATAGATCTCGCACACTACTGGGGTTTCAGGAAGATGAGGATAGAGACTAACGCAGGTGGTAAGTTAGTCAAGCAAGAGATAGAAAGATTGATCAGAGCTAACGGACAGACCTTAGCTATTGATGCTAAAGCTACTACTAGACATGACGGTTCAAAGAATGAGAGACATGCAGCTGTAGTAGAACCTAGATACAAACAAGGAACTATCTTCCACTTTAGAGGTGGATTAATACCTGAGCTAGAAGAAGAAATAGTACTAAGTAAACCTAGACATGATGACCTTGAAGATGCCTTGTGTGCATGTATAGAGATCAGTAAGCCACCAGGCGCTAGGTTCGATGGTAGAATTGAGAAGGTTTTGAATATATCAGCTCACCCCAGATTCGGTGGAACACGGGACGCTAGAGGAAGAAGATGACAAGTAATGCAGCTAACAGTGTAGACCTAGAGAACGTCCTAGGTAATCCTGATCTTACCGCAAGTGAGATAGCCAACATGTGGAACATGTGGAAGATGGCTCGTAGTGATTGGGAAACTAGAGTCAAGGAGACTGTAGCTTATACTTACGCTACTTCCACAAGAGAGACTACTAATACTTATAATGATCATAACCATAGTACACATATACCTATGCTTACTATGATCAAAGATAACTTAGATAGTAATTACTTGATGACTACTATGCCTAATGAGAACTGGTTTCAGTTCATAGGTGAAGATGATGATGCAGTTATCAAAAGTAAAAGAGATACCATAGAGAGCTACCTCAGGACGAAGCACAGGCTTAAGAAGTTCAGGAATACCGTGGCTCAACTAATTGGTGATTGGACCTTATACGGCAACTGCTACGCTTCAGTAGACTATGTCAATGAGTTCCATAAGGATCAAGATACAGGTCAAGATATCTCAGGGTATAGTGGACCGAGAGTAAACAGGATCAGCCCTTATGATATTGTGTTTAACGTTATGGCTTCTTCGTTTGCTGAGAGCCCTAAGGTCATAAGATCTATTAAGAGTCTAGCTGAACTAGCTAGAGATGCAGAAGAGAAACCTGAGTTAGGTTACTCCCAAGAAGTACTAGACAAAGTGACTGACGTACGTCAAAGGTTTGCTCAGATAGATGGTGCAGACTTTGATAAGATCAGTCAACTCCAGTTCGATGGTTTTAATAATCCTAGTGATTACTTTAACTCAGGGTTCGTAGAGATACTAGAGTTCTACGGGGATATCTGGGACGTTGAAAGCAAGACTCTCTTGAAGAATCATGTGATCACTGTCGTAGATAGGTCTTGGGTCGTAAGGTCACAGCCATTGAACACGTGGACTGGTAGACCTCACATCTACCATTGCGGCTGGAGATTAAGACCTGACAATCTAATTGCCATGGGTCCTCTCGATAATCTTATCGGGATGCAGTACTACATTAACCATGTAGAGAATGCTGTAGCTGATGGCTTAGACCAGGTCTTAACTCCTGACCGTGTACTTGTAGGAGACGTAACAGTAAGATACGGAGACAATGGACAAGTAGAGTATGAGATCCCTGATGGACAAGGGGCAGTCTCTAACTTACTACCAGATCTCTCATTCCTTAATGCTGACTTCAGATTACAACAGAAGTTAGATCAAATGGAAACCTTTGTAGGTGCTCCAAGAGAAGCTATGGGGTTACGTACTCCAGGTGAGAAGACTGCATTTGAAGTAGAGTCTCTTGCTAATGCATCAGGACGTATGTTCCAGAATAAGACTAACTACTTTGAAGAGCAGTTCCTTGAAGACATACTCAATGCAGAACTAGAAGTATCTCGTAGGAACCTAGATGCTATAGACAAAGTTAAAGTAATCGATGATGACTTTGGAGTAGAAGAGTTCCTAAGTGTAACTAAGGATGATCTATTAGCTAACGGTAAACTAGTACCGATCGGTGGTAGACACTTTGCAGAGCAAGCTAGACTAGCTCAGACTGTAACTGCACTTAACCAGAACTTAGATGACGATATGAGATTGCACCTTAGCTCAGTTGATATGACCAAGGCTCTTGTAGAGGCATCAGGTGCAGATACAATGCTTACAGTTAAACCTAACATACGCATCTCTGAACGACAACAAGCACAGAGATTAGCACAAACAGCTGAACAACAGTTAGCCCAAGAGAATGAAATACCTCTTGAAGATGAAACACTCGGAGAAGAGGAAGCTACAGATGGCGTGGTCTAACACAGCCTTTGATACAGTACTTAAGACTGACGATGACAAATCAAAGTTCTATGCACAGTACAATAACAACATTGAGTTCTTAGATGAACTCGTTAAAGTTTTCGAAGAAAAGATTAAAGCCTCAGAGTTAGAAGCTGACTCTAAGGATACTTACGATTCTCCTACTTGGCCTTACCGTCAAGCAGATAGCGTAGGCTACAGGAGAGCAATGCGAGAGGTAAACTACCTCTTAAACATAAGAGAGAAAACGGTAGAAATATAAAACATGACAGATAATACTTCGTTTGTACAGACCGAAAGTACAACAACAGCCTCAGGTAGTACTGAGCAAGGAAACTTTTCACAACAAGACGACCAGTCTAAAGGGAAAAGTATAGAAGAGCAGCTAGCTATGGTTCAGAAGAGATTGAACGATAAGGAAGCTTTTATCCAAACCCTTCAAGGTGAGAATAAAACTAACTTAGATAAGATCTCAGAGTTTGAACAGATGGGAGATCTTAGTAGTAAGATCGATGAGCTACTCGCAAGGAAGGACACAAGTCAACAGGATGAGTATACTGGCACACAGAACCAGGGTGATACTTTCAATGACTTGAAGAGCCAAGGCTTTATCACTAAGCAAGACTTAGAAGATCAAAAGACTGAAGCTCGAAAGGCTGAGAATTTTAATAAAGTTAAATCAGCTTTAGTAGATTCATATGGAGAAGACAAGTACTTTGACTCTCTTCAAACAAAAGCTAGTGAACTAGGTATGAACATGGAAGATGTAGATCGTCTTGTTCATAGTAATCCTACAGCAGCTATCAAATTGTTTGGTCAAGAGAAAACTAGTACTACATCTAATTCAAGTGGAACTATTAATACTCAAGCATTTGATAAAAACAATACTGCTAACCTCACTGCACCTAAGTCAGTTATGTATGGAGCGTCTACTAAAGATGTTGTAGCTAACTGGATGGCAGCTGGTGAGATAGCTAACCAAAAAGCATAATAAAGGAATTTAACAATGCAAACAACTACTAATACTACTGCGTTTAACGAAGCGCAACAGTATAGCCAGTTCATCTTGCAGAATATTTCAGATGGAATGCTTCCTGACGGTTGGACTCGTGACGTGTCTGACTTTGGTTCTGGTACTACTCTTAACATTAAGACTGTTGGTACTGCAACCTTGCAAGACGTTCAAGAAGATACTCCAATGTCATATCAAGCAATTGACACTGGTACAGTTACCTTGACTATCACTGATTACATTGGTGATGCATGGTACTTCACTGACATCGTTCGACAGGACTATGCTCAGATCCCACAACTGCAAACTATGCGAGCTATGGAAGCTACTCGTGCATTACAAGAAAGATTCGAGTCTCGTTTCTTAGCTACTTGTAACTCTGCACAGACTGCTTCAGGTCTTAACAACGTTAACGGTTTCAAGCATCGCTTCGTAGCAAGTGGTACTGGTCAGATTATCACACTAGACGACTTCCGAGATATGAAGCTTTCTTTTGATAAAGCTGGTGTACCTAGTGCTGGTCGTATTGCTATCGTTGATCCAGTTGTAGAAGCTACACTTAACGGTCTAGTAACTGCTACTGCATCTACTAATCAAGATCCAATGTGGCAGAACATGGTTAATGAAGGCTTTGCTCAAGAGCATAAGTTTGTCAGAAACCTAATGGGCTGGGACATCTGGACTTCAAATAGATTGCCTACTACAGCTTCAGAAACTATTGACAGTGTAACTGTTACTGGTGGAGTAGCTAACGTATTCATGTCTACTCTAGATGATATGCATAAGCCTATCATGCGAGCATGGCGTCAAACACCTAAAGTTGAATCTGGTCGTAACAAAGAGAAGAAGCGTGATGAGTTTGATGTTACAGCTCGTTTCGGTCTTGGTGCTCAGCGTCTAGATACTCTTGGTGTAATCTTAACTGACGACACAACTTACTAATAGGAGTATATAATCATGGCTGGATTTGAATCAAATTGGGCTAACACAAGCGACGTAGTGCGAAATCACTATGGCGTACGAGACATCGATGATGGCTTTGGTTCTTCACCAAAGACTGAAGGTCTATACCGTCAAGCGGAATGGACTTTTGATTTTGATGAACTACCTGTAGCTGATGCTGGTGCTATGGCTTTAACAATTCCTGATAATGCTATTATCAAAGATTGTTACTTCCAAACTATCGAAGCGTTTGTTGGTGGTACTTCCTTTGATATCGGCTTTGAAGAGTCAGACGGAACAGACATCGATCTAGATGGTTTGTTTGATCTACTTGCTATTGCTGATACTAACGTTGTAGGCGAGACTGTAAGCTCTCGTATACACGGTGGTGTTAACTCAGGTGCATTACTTGACGTTGCAATCACTGAACCAGCTCAACTATCCGTAGTTGCAACTGGTACTTATACTGCTGGTCGAGCACGAGTTATTGTAGAGTATATCCCTTTTACTTCATAATGACTTTATAGATATAGGGAGGGTGAAAGCTCTCCCTACATTTTAGGATTAAACATGGCAACAATGACACTATTAGATATCGTTAAATCAGTACTGAGTAGTATGAACTCAGATGATGTTAATGATATAGCAGACACAGTTGAGTCAGCGCAAGTAGCTCTAGTAGCTAAGGAAGCGTACTTAGACTTAATGAGTCAGACTGAATGGCCTCACCTCCTACGGGATGGAGAGCTAGATGGATTAGGAGATACAGCTAAGCCTAACTTCATGGAGATACCTGATTCAGTATATCGTATTAAAGAGATTAAGTACAATGTAACTGAGACAGGTGATGCTAATACAACATTCAGAAAGATACAGTTTGAAGAGCCTAGTGATTTT